CATATCTTCAATTGGAACAATCGGATCAGGCAGGGGCTCTTCTGGGAGTTCTTGATGTAGTTGTGCAATCTTGACCATTCGACCTTTTTCACGGTCATAAGGTACAAGTTGTTCCAAGGTCATAAATGTGACGTTACCTCCAGCATCTTTAACCATCGCAAATTCTTTATCGTGAGTACTGATAAACTCAACTAGTTTTCCAGTCTTACTATCTTGAAATAACTTTTGTTCAGCCATATTTTTGGGGTATTCCTTTTCATATTATAGGCACAAAAAAAGCGCCTCATAAGAGACGCCTTAGTTATCTGATATTGATTATCAGGTGCCTTGACCAGCTTCAATTCCATAAGGAATATGAGCATCACTGGTGTCAGGTGCAGGAGCAGCACGGTAGTAGCAGATCTCAACCAAGATGGCAGAGGGGCTATTACGGTCAGCACCCACGGAAGGGTTCTGCTCAGCAGTGAAGTTGGCAGAAGTAATGACTTGAACAGCAGTGTCAGCAGAAGTGCTGACTGCAGTGCCATTAATAATGCCCAACATTGCGGAGGCAGCACCATTCTCAGGGAAGAACTTGTCGGTGCCTGCGGTCAGAGTTACTTCACTACCAGTATCACCAGGAGCGTTACTACCAAGAGCAACGATCTTGACGGTGTTACCAGATGCAGCAGCTTTGACGCCAGGTGCGTTCAATGCAGTGCGATAAACAACGGAATCCTTAGGGATCACGAATGCTTTATCGGTACGGGGCTTGTCATCCTGACGAAGATCAGGGGACAGAACCTTCAGGTTGTAGGTGCCAGCCGACAGAACACCACCGGAAAGGGTTCCAGCGTTGTCGGGATTTAGAACGAGTGCACCGACGATGCGGTAGAACTCAACACCTGGGAGAGCCTCAACACCCTGTTCGCGATATGCGTTCAGGTGGGCTACATAATTACCGGGAAAAATTGTAGACATAGTTAGTTAACTCCTATCAATATACGAAAGAGTAACCAACCGTAATGAAATCGCGGTTAAGCGTTTCAAAACCGGCAAACAGCGACCAGATCATGATGATGAAACGGCTGAAGTCGTCGTTGTTGTTCAACAGAATCTGAGCGTTGTTACCACCAATACCCACACCCACGGCCTGAGGACCGAAGAAGACAAGTTGCGAAGCTGTGTAATCAGCAGCACCTGCAGCTTCATCAGACACAATCAAGTTGTAAGTGGTTTCGGGCAGGTTGGTGGACTCGAACCAACGGACACCCTCAAAGAGGAAGCCAGTAGGCATAACGGGTTGACCGGCAACAAAGCCAGCTTGGCCGTAAGCAGGACCCATGCCTTGGTAGAAGTTGGCATTAGGTGCTTCACCAGGGTTCATAGGATTAACAATCCCTTGACCTGGATAACGAGCGATCTCGCGGAAGTCTGCGTTCTGACGCAGATGCATCATTGCGGTTGGATCGACGATGCAACGGTAGTAACCATCAGCGAAGGTAGGAACGTTGCGCTTACGCATGTCCTTGACCACTTCGAGAAGGTCAGTCTTGACATCGAATTTGGCGGACTCACCAGCGGCGTACGTCACACCCAAGGTTCCACCAGCGCCACCCTTAGGCTTTCCGCCGGGCAGATAGTAACCACCTTGATCTTTGCTGGCTTGACCAGCAGCTTCTGCCTTCAGCAGTTCGTTTGCGAAGACACGATCACGCCAACGACGATAGTCATCCAGCAAGGTCAAAGAACCGATGCTTTGGTGGAAGACGTTCAGGTTGCCGGTATCAAGCAGCAGACGCTGAGCAGTGATGAGGGTTTCACGAGCCACCTTGAAAGTAGAAGGCTGTGAAGCATCGCGGGAATCAGCAGGGCCGGTGTACTCACGAAGAGTAACGAGCACTTTGTCCTTAACGATGTTGCGTGCGGAGGCGGATCCAAGTGTTTGATCGGCAGTCCGCTCACGGGACTCCTTAGTGCCAGGCTTGCCCCAGAAGCGATACCGGTCTAACTGAACAGTTTGACCAGGTTGCTTGGAGAAGTCATGAACAACAACCGGCTCAACTGCCATCTCAATGATGTAGGCAGGATGAGGACGGTAAAGTTCTGCACCAAGAAGCTTCGGAAAATCATTATCAATCCACATAGGATCGTAACTCCGTAAGCTAAAAAAGTTATAAGTGACTTCGACGTAGTCACATATAACGATAGTACTTGTTATTGCTATACTTTTAACTATATACCCCAATATTTTGTGGTTATGGAATTTATAGATGATAAAGTCTGGACGCCTATTCATCTCCTGCCTGGATATGAGTGCTGTATTGAGTACTACATCAACTCAGTAGGTGAAATCAAAAGCACGAAAGGCAAGGACGAAAAGCTTCTTAAGCAACGTAAAAATAAGAATGGATATATGCAAGTCAATCTGACTCAAAGGATTGGCAGGAAGAGCACAATTACTGTCACTGTGCATAAGTTAGTTGCTCTTGCATTTTTAAAACCACCATTAACAATGCCAGGAAGAACGAAAGCATGTAGTCGTGTAGCTCATGTTGATGGGCATAAACATAACAACGCTGCTTGTAATCTTAAATGGACTAAAATAGAAGAAAGTTGTAATAGCAAAAATGGCTGATAGTCTTATTCTTAATGGTGTGAAAGATGTTAAAAAACACACCGGCAAGGAACTCTTGCTTACCCGCCCCAAGCGTGGTGGTGATACCCACAAGATTAAAGAATGGTGGCATGGAACAAACGGTGTTCAGTATGTTGACTGCACCATTTTTGATGTGACCGCAAAAGGTCAAAAGATGAAGCTAGCTGTAGCGTCTACAAACGGTACTTTTGTACGTATCGATCACGATGGTGAATTTAACTTTGCGTTCTATGCGTCTCGCAATGTAACTCGTGCTGCTCTATTCACTCAAGAACTTCAGCTTGTAGAGCACTATGTTCTACCTTCTATGAGCGGTGGCAAAGTAATGACTGTCACTCCTCATGGTGCAGTAACCAAGCCTGTATTTGTAATCAAAGAAGCAGTTAAGCCTGCAGCACCTGTTAAAACAAAAGCCACAAAGAAAGTAGTTACTAAAGAATATAAATCTGCTATCAAAAAAGAAGACTAGAAGCTGGGACGATCTGAAGTTCTCATAATATAATTCTTGTTGCTGATTGATTCCAGTGACTTGTACTCATTACCAATATCAATTTGAATGTTATATGGCAATCTTTTAGTGTTTCGTGCATGAACACCAACATAGAAAAAGTCACGTGGTTTGATATACATCAAATCGTAAGGATGTTCTTCATGTTCACTTGTATATAAACGTACGTCTAAGTTTGCATCGTTATACATGTTCGAAGTTTTTAAGTTCTGAAGATCAATGCTTAGGTAAGCATCTAAACCAATTGCAGGCAATGTAAGTGGAGGCGTAGCTGCAGAGGAGTATCCAGTATCTAATTCTGCTGCTGCTCGATCAAGGGCACTAGTTACAAATCCTGTATCGTCTTCTGTAGCATTATCATATATATCAGCTTTTATATAACCTGGCTCCATATATTCTTTAAGAACAATGTCACCAATGATATTGAGCTTTACTTTTATAAAGTGATTCTCTACTCCGTATAAACCAACAGCATCAGAATACTGCAAGGAAAAAGGTACAACGTTTACCTCAGCGAGTTCCGCTTTGCTAATACTTGCACCTGTTGCATAGTTAAGTGATCGACTAGATGAGTAGCGATCAGGGTTTGTATTATCACTAGCAGAATACGTTTGATTTTGCTTTAGTAATTCTGTTGTGACGTCCATGTCCGCACTGCGTCTTTAACTCTATTGTATTAAAGATAGTCATTGACAGATTCTGATTCCTCACGCAAGTTCTTAAGTGCTTTGTGTTCTAGGGTTCTTACACGATCACGGCTCATGTTCAACACTTGACCGATTGCTGTCATAGACATTGGTTCAAGGATATCTTCACCAATTCCATACCTCATGCTAATTACAGCAGCTTGCATTTCAGGAAGCTCTTCAATTAGTTCTCGGATATCATCTTTAATGAACTGTTGCTCTAGCAGCATTTCTGGTAGTTGTGTCTTATCTTCTAAGAGATCAATCAATGCTGTCTCCCGATTCTCTCCAATTTTAATTTCTAAAGAAGTAGGTTGACGAGCCTTACACATTAAATCTTTAATTTCATCAACCTTCAGATTAAGGTATTCAGATAATTCAAATACATTTGGTAACTGCCCATTGATCTGACTTAATTCACGTTGGGCTTTCTTAAGTTTGTTGAGGTTCTCAGTAACATGGATTGGTAGCCGGATCGCCCTCGATTTCTCAGCGATTGCGCGAGTGATCCCTTGACGGATCCACCAGTAGGCGTAAGTAGAAAACTTGTAACCACGGCCAGGATCAAACTTCTCGACGCCACGGACGAGGCCAATGGTGCCCTCTTGGATGATGTCAAGA